CTTCCACGCATTTGTCCGTTGGCTTAATGTACTTTTGGCAAAGGTCAATGAGGCCATCCACCCGGTTGTTGCCCGAATGGTAGTCAATCGGCAAGAAGTACATCCGAGGCGTGTTGCGGAGAGCGTCGAGTTGTTTCATCGCTTAAAGAGGGTTTTAATGTTGGTGCTTCCGTGCTTGTAGTTGTTGGTTAGGTGGAAGACCTTGCAATGGTCCGCAAGTTCGCCCTGCTCCGTGAACTCCAGCATCGGCTTCAAGCCAAGCGACCAAATCGGGAAGGAGGCAAGGCTCTCCCTGAATAGGCCGTTGTTCGGGATTTTGTCGAGTTCTTCGGGGTTACGGGTCAGGACCTCCTTGAGCCTCTTAACGCTGAACATCCAAAAGGCGTGGTAATTGATGAAGAAGGGCAGGTTCACATAGTCCTTGCCGTTGTACTGACACCAAACCGAACTGGGCAGGACCTCGTTTACATCGGGAGTGCATTCGCCTTCCTTGTCGTCGTAGGTTTCAATGCGGGTGAAGGATGGGTACAAGCCATCGGCAAACATCGAATCAAACCGCTCCGTGAAGTTGACGAAGCCTTCCTTGGGCAGCATCATGTCGTCCTCGAAGTAGGCTACCCAGTCAAAGTACTTGTAGGTTTCCTTGATTCGGGTCCGATGGACTGCAGTCAACATCCAAGGGTGTGATAGTTGCGTGTGAGCGTGAACCGTTACGGGTTGGTCCGCAAGTAGCCCCACCACTTCGGGGTCGTTGGTGTCCACGAAGATGTCGGCTTGTACCGGGTAGGACTTAATGGCCTCGATGACCCGAATGAGGTTCGGTAGCCTTTCCGGGTTGTGGTGGTAGGCGATGTTTGCGAGTAGTTTCATGCTCAAAAAGTTACAACGAATTTTTCAGGTGAAGGCCAGCCGGGGTTCGAGTCAAAGACCTTGGTGTCGGGTTTCTTGCCAACCCAAGTTTCCGCTCGGAATCGATGGTCCCGTTTCGGCTCACCGAGTTCCTTGATGTGGCTCGACTTGGCCCACCAAAAGTTGCCCCCAAAGTACGGATAGCCTTCGGGGTTGTTTTGGTCAGCCATGTGAGGGAACTGCTCCTTGGTTATCCAATGGCATCCTACGGCATCGACTCCCTCCAGCATTTGCAGGGACCGCTCCCAAGCGACCACGTTGAAGAATAGCATGGACCTGCCCCAAAGTTGGGTGGTTAGTGCCGGATTGGATGCCCCCTTCGTGTGGGCGTACAAGTACACGGCTTCTTCATCTTGGCTTGCCCTGTACATCTCGGTAAGGGTCGCCTGCTCCCAAGCGTTGGTTCGGGTTACCACGACCTTGACCTTCTCGGCCACCATCGAGTTCTCAAGGACCTCCTTGACCGCCTTGCGTTGTTCGGGTGGACCGACAATGCCGACCCTGATTTCATCCAAGACGTTGATAAGGCCATAGTTGCACACGGCCATCATGTGCTGGTTGAGTATCAACTGCCAGTTCCCTCCGCAATAGATGTGGTAGTAGTGGACGACTTTCATAAACTAATTGGCTGGTTCAAAATTGTCCTCAAAGTACTGCTTTGCAACGAGCCATTGGTCGTCATGGTTCTTAGGGTTTCGGGCAATCATATCCCCAACCTTGGGACTTCCGTTATCCCTATCGGCTTGCGATATTGATACCCTTTCGGATAATTTTTCGCCTTCCTGAAAAGGCCGAAGTTCCGCAATTTGCTTTCTTCGGTATTGTTTAAAATCGCTCATAAGGTCCAAAGGAGGGTTAGAAGGGTTAAGATGAAGAAAACGGCTGCTGCCACTTTCCCGATTTCAATGAGCAGGTCGATGATGCGTTCGGGGTTCATAAGGCAAAGTTACACCACAACGTACTTCCCTGCGTTGCTGACCCTTAACTTGTTTAGGGCCACATACCGCATCGCATCGCAGGCGTGGTTGAAGGAGTCAATCGGGACCCCCGTGTTCTTGCCTTCCTTATCCGTGGCCCAAGTGTAGGAGCGCAGTTCCTTGATGAGGTTGGTCGAGTCCTTGGTTACCTGCAATTTGTAGCGTTTCAGGATGTCGATGCCGTTCCTGACCGAATCGGGGCCTTTCTCCGCTGGCTTGATGTTGAAACCCAATCGGTAGATTTCCTCGATGCTCTTGGGTTCGGCTGAATCCGCCACTATTTCCCAAGCCCGTGTGATGCCCAAGGAGCGCAGTTTGTCTGCGATGTCTTGGTTGGTTAGACCCGTAGCGTAGAGCAGTTCTTGGATGAGTAGGCAGTCCCCTTGGCGGTATATTGCTACGAGTGCGGTTGGGTCGTTGCTAAAGCCCCAGTCAAGCCCAAGGGCAACGAATTTAGCACGGCTGACATCAATGCCCTCCACCACCTCGAAGTCCTCGTATATCGCACCTTGGAGCGTTCCTACTTGACCAAGACCGTACACCTTGTACCAGTTCGCCCAATACTCCGATGTTTCGGCCTTAACCCTTGCTTTCTCGATGAAGTCCCTCGCACTCTTGGGGCAGGCTTCGTTGTCCTTGTAGGTAAGGATAAGGAAGTCCACGTCCTCGTCATGCATCAACTCGGAGTGAAACCAAAACTCGTTGACCGGGTTCCAGTCAAGGATGACCGATTGCTTGGTTCGTGCAGCCAGTTCCGTGTAAGCGTGGAAGGAGAGATTGTTGGCCTCGTTCATGTAGAGCCTGTCCCTCCTTGCACCCCTTAACTTGGAATCATCGTCAGCCGAAAAGAACTCGATGTAAGACCCGTTAGCGAACTTGTACCGGAAGTCGGTGGCGTTCCATCGTGCAGCGTTGAACCGACCAGTAACTGTCATAATCTTCATGAAGTCCCTCATGGCCCCACGTTTGAGGTGTGGGATGGATTCGGCTACAACGCTCGTTTCCGTGTAGGGATTCTTCGTGCAATAGTCAATCTCAACGGCAAGGATGGAGTACGTCTTGGATGCAGACGAGCCGCCTTGTACCCCTTTGACGAACCGCTTTAACTCACGGACCTTATTTACAGCCGTGGTTCGGATGAATTTCTCTTGCTCTTTCAAGGGCTTGTTCTATTGTTTTGTGCCTTCTTTTACAACCATGAACCCTAAAACAATTTTCCTTGGTTTTGTAAATATATGGGTGTTCGGTTGAATACTTCTTGTCCGTATTCCTGAAAGTAAGGTTTTCCGAGTTTGTAACGTACCTAAGGTTTTCAAGCCTGTTATCTTCTTTAATTCCGTTTATGTGGTCAACATATAGGTTTGATGGCTCACAGAATGCACTCATGACCAAACGATGGACATAGTGGTTCTTACTTTTACCATCCAAGGATACCAGCGAAATACGTTTGTACCCCTTATCATGAGTCCCCTTTTTAATCCGCTCCTTTATCGTTCGCCTCATGCCATCACTCCTAATAATTACCCTTTCAACGGATTTGACGTTTCCATAATTAGAAACAACATATAGGCCCTCATAGCCCTTAACGTCCAAGAATTTTTCCATGCACAAATATAGTAGACATTCCATATAGGCGTTCCACTTTATTGGTACTTGTGGAAATCTCTACTCTTTGTTTATTCGCTTAATCTTTTCAAGATAGACCACCGCATCCATCAATTCCTCCTGTAAATGCTGAATCCATTGCATAGGGGTCAGGTCTTTGCGGTCCATGGTCGTGCCGTACTTGGCGTGGCCCTGCTCGGCTCTTGTCCTAAATTGGTCAATAACGCCTTCAACGATAGAATCAGTCATTGTCAGGGAATAGGGGCTGCTCGATGTGAACCGTGTTCTCTTGGCGTTCAACGAGATTGTTGAGGCGTTGAGTGATGGATGGGTTGTAGATTCCAGCCATGCCTCCCTTGATTTGGTCGGCTCGGATGCTTTTCTTTATACGTGAGCAGACCTCCGAAAACATTTCGTACCTGTTGTCCTTGTTCGTAAAATACTCATCTGCACCGCTCCTGACACCCTTATCCCAAAGATGTAGAGCAAAGCCCTCCATCGTCAAGGGAGCCTCCTTTTCACGATAGACCTCTATTGCTTTTGGCCCAACCCAATCTTTTACGAGGATAGGTTGTGCCTTCGTCTTGGTGCAATACTGCACGAATTCCTCCCAAAGTTGTTCGGGGGTTTCAAAAGAACGGGGTCGGCCTGTCATCAGTATTCGATTTTATCAATCAGTTCGTCAATCTTGTCCACTATCTTCATCTTCACCGCAAATGCATTCGGGGAGTTGGATTCATCCACCGCTCCGATGCAGTCGCA